AAATGGAAGTATTATATCTATTGCCCTCACTGTGTGAATATCATTATCCCAATACGGACTAGCCGCTACTGGTGTCAATAGTTCTACTAGGTCATCAGCGTGTCTGTTTAAGTCGAAAGCATCAATTGCAGCATCTGTCAAGTCTCTAATGATAGTCTCTGCTTCACCTGCTGAATAAGTCTCTTTAGAAATGTCAATCTTAATCGTTGTTTTAATCGTATAGACTCTTTCTACTTCTCTATTCGTCAAGTCTTCAGCCTCGCTGCCCTCAAAATTAATCAAGGCATAAGGAAATTGATCTATGTCTTCCTTGGGGTATTTAAATACTGAATCACTATCTAAATCGTCCAGTGCTATTAGCGTGTCGGACACAAAATCTATGAGTGTGTTTATCATAATTTTCTAAGCTCCTTGTCTAGTGCGTTACTAATTGCTAAATCAATCTTACGACCTTCTTGTTCGACTGCATCTGCCATAAAAGGTCGATCTTGCATGTACTTAGTCCCCTCGTGTACATACAAGCCATAATTTACATCCGTTCGTACAATTGCTTGCATCTTCTTGTTGTCGGTCGTGAGAGAGTTCCTGAGCGCTCCTGTGGCGACAGGAGAACGCATCTTACTCTCTGCCTCAATTACTACTGCAACACTCTCTATAGCGTTTCCCATAGCTCCCTCAGCTTCTTTTGGAAACTTACGCATCCACAAAGAAAACTGTTTAGGTGTCATCACTTTCATTATTCTACCCTTTCTATAATCACTTTCTTGTGGAGTAATTCCTCAACCACTGGGTACTTCTCATAGTCATTAACCACCTTGACTACATAGTCTTTATCGTTATAACTAACCTTATCTGACTTCTTAATCGAAACGTCGTTGCCTACGTACATTTTATAAGACCTTGTAAACTCACCTGTAGAGGCTAGAGCATCGTCAATCTCCAGAGGCTGAATCATTGCTTCTATTGTCGTACCTGTGCCGTATGATTCTTTGTTACCTGACTGGCTGAATGCGTAAACTGTAACGTTCTGATTAATAAAGTCGTCTGTCATCTTTTGCTATAAAAATTTATATATCCTTCAATTGATTCTAGTATGTCGTCTTGTAAAGCCTTGTAGCTAGCACTGTCATAAGTCACTGAGATATCTCCAACTTTCTTAGATTTAGCTGGTCCTACTTCACCTCTAGTTCGGTACATTAACTGCACTAAGTTATTACAAGCCATCTTAATATCGTAAGGAACGTCAGAGTAGCCAGCTGTGTACGTAAACTTAAGATCATCGTAACTCTTAGGCGGAGAAGCATAGAAATGAACCTTACCACTAGCAGCATTAAGCACGTAGTCGTCTGAATCGTAAGTATCTCCGTCATATTCAACCGAAAAATTACTAGTAGAAACAGGGAAATCGCTTAAGTAATAGTCTCTCTCTTGTCCGTCTGTCTCGTAGACTTCGTCTGTATAGGTAGTTTCTTTGATGGTTCTTCTCAAGTATCTCTGAATAGCTTTAGTAGCAGAGTCAATTAACTCTTGGATTAAGGTGTTCTTATCGGTGTCGGTTATCTGTAGATATAGTTTTGCTTCTTCTTGGGTTATCATTTGTTGGCATAGTTAATAAATTGCTTATCCTCCGACTTAATCATTTGTTTCTCAAAATACTCAAATCCAATTCTGCGTGCTTCATCGATAGGGACTTTATCACCTTTTAAGATAGTCCTGCCATCGAAGATCATTTTAGTTTTTGAAATATATAACATAATATCCTCCATCGACCCCGTAAGGGCTACTTACGAGGTCAAGCAAGATACTAGCTAGTAGCACCTGTTTTAAGAACGACTAATGCCTCTGGTTGAGCAACATCGAAGTCAATTCTCTGTATGAATCTCCAGTAAAGAAGATCATTTTCGAACGCACTAACCGCACCGACTGTTGCGTCTGTAGACACTTCGACAGTCATAGCTTTTCTATCAGCGAAGATAACACCTTCAAACATATTACCGAATACCATGAACGCTGTAGAAGCAGCATCATCTGTAGCGTATGCAGGCATTTGATCTGAAGTAGTTACAGGCCAGCCTAAGATAGTTCCACGAGTTTCTTCTGTAAGTCTCTGATAAAGTGGTTGTCCTTCATCATCTTTCAACTTACGAACAAGTCCGAGAATAGTCTTGTGCATGTACCATTTAGCACCAGCTTCTTGGTTTGAACCAAGCTGTGTGGTCATACTTACCAAATCGTCTTCATCCAAATCTGCGAATGAATCTTCACCAGTAGCCATATTAACAGTTGTAACGTTAGTATCGTTTAAGATACCTGTTGCAATGTTAGGGCTGACTGCAGCACCATTGAATAACTCGTCATCTTCAGATTGTGCAAATCTTCGAGCAACTTTGTCAGCGATAAACGCTTCTAAGTTAACTCCAGAGTCAGCACGAAGTTCGTTTGTTATTTTGACAATGGTTGCCATCTTAACAGGACTCAATGTAATGAGACCAAAGCCTGGTTTAGTTGTACCGATTGAAGCATTTTCACCAGGGAAGTAAACAGTTAAAGCAGTTCCGTCGTCTTTAGGAATTTTCAAAGTATCTGTACTTTGAGTGATTCTTTGTGGATCAGTTCTCAAAATACCGTTTTTCTCTTTGATTAATTCACTAATTTTCCCAACAAACTCTTCAGGTACTGTATATCCACCTTCAGCATCAGTTGTTTCGTTCAAAGTCTTATAATCTTTTTTGATTAAAGCTTTGAAGAATGCTTTTGACTCAACTAATTTAGGAGCCTTAACAGTCTTGATTTCTTTTTCATCAACCTTTTTCAAGAGTGATTCAAAACCCTTAAGCTTTTCGTCAAGCTTACTGTCTAATTTTGCCTCAACTGATTTAAGATCAATTTTAACTTCTTTAACTTCTTTTTTAGCCTCTTTTTCTACCTTTTCTACTTTCTTAACTTTCTTAAGTTTCTTTTCCATTTGATTTTATTAAATTTTTAACTAATGGGTACTTGTCTAATTTTTTATCAAATACCTTATTAACTAAATTATCGATTTCCTCCAGGTTCACTGGCTTCTGGGTCACAGAAGTTTCCTTAGGGGCTTCCTTAGGAAGGACTTTATATAATTTATGATAAACTAATTCAATTTGTTTAACTTCGTCTTCGACTGTTTCAACCTTTAGTTCTTTTCTTAACTTAACAAGATGTTCTCTAAACAATTTTATCTTTGGTTTGTGATCTTTCCAAAGCTTTAATACTTTTTCAATCTTTTCTTTTTGTTCTTTTGCGTCTTCTTGCTCGTCTTTATCATCTGGTTTCTTGACTTTATCTACTTTAAACTTATAACCCTTTGCTTCCATTTCTACTACCGCATTTGTATTAGCAGGAATTGCTACTGCTGAAATCTCCAACAGCTCTCTCATTATTTGTTTAGTGCCATCAACAACCTTCTCGATTGGATGAAATCCAACACTAACTGTCTTCAAAAATTCATCCTCAAACAAATATCTAACTTCTTCACCTTCTTCGGTCTTGGCAAATTCAGGCTCGAATTTTAACTTTTTGTCTTCAACTCTTAAGTTCTTTACCTTACCAATCGGCTTTGACATGTGATCATGTCCCCAGAGCATTACAGGATTCTTCTTGAAGTTTGCAAAATCCCACTTGTCTAACTCTAAGACATCACCATCTCTGTCAACTGTCTCGTCACTAGCGATGATAGTGATTTTGCCCTTTGTTTTTTTGGCTTTACCAAATAACTGGTTTTTGATCATAAATTTACTCCTGATATTACTGGTGTTACAAAACACCTACAATTAATTATATTAGCTGCAGACCCCGAAGGATCTCCAGGATAGTCTAGTTCTTCTCCATCAACATAAAAAGGTTCATTAGTATTTACTGTCTGACCGTCAGCACTAACATGCCATTGCCTTGTATTGAATCCAGTTATATTCCATCGCTTTTTATCAACTACTTTAGAATCTCCGTATCTTTGATTAGCTGCCATATTCCTCCACTTGGTAGTCTCTGTTTGTGCAATCCTTAGGTAACGCCCTCTATAAGTTTCGTCATACAATCCTGTTATGTTATTCGCTACTGCCTGAGTTCCTAGTCCTTCTTCTATACCTCTCTTAACAATTCTGTCTAAGTCTTTGAAGGTAGTCTGAGTAACAAGTCGTGCGAATTCCTTTGTGTCAAGATCTAACCTAGATCTAAACGGAGCTAACACGAATCTTAAACTCTCACCTCTGACTAGTCTGTTTGCGAACGCCCAGCCTCCACCTAAAATTAAAGGAAATATCCGTAAGAATCGTTTCTCGAGTTTCTGTTGCTCCTCATACTGGTTAACGTTGTAATTTACTTGCTTCTCTTCTAGGCTACGAATTATCCTCTTCCTCTGAGCATTAAAGAATAGTTTTAGTTCCCTTACTATTAATGCATTATCAGACTGCATGCCTTTGATATACTCAACTTCTTTTTCAGTGTTCCATGTTTTTTTTGTCATCTATATCGCTAATAGTAGGAGTAAACATTAGTGGATCTCTCGCAACTTCATCAGCCCAATCCTCTTCAATTCTCACAAGGTCAAGTTCTTCTCTTGCTTCGTTGACTGATTTAAATGGTTGGTTTGCTAATGACTTGGTTAGTAAGTCTGTTTGTAGTTCTTCGTCTTTTGGGGTAGGGTCTTCATATCTTATTTCTAAATCTTCTGTATTGCTAAACTTAGGCTTGAATTTTTCATTAAGTGAATCTACATAATCTCTCATCAGTGGGTCTGTGACAAACTCTGCCATAAACTTCTTTGCTTCTTGAGCGGTAGCTTTATTGGTGTTCTCTACTAAACCGAGTAACACCATAGGGACTTGCCATGTAATCTGAATCTGTTCTGTCAACGACTTCATGCCTTGTGTAAACTGTAAATCTTTATGCGAAGTAGAAATTTGTTGATACTCTGCATTCCCTGAAAGAAAACCAAGATTATCATTCTTACCTAGTCCTTTATTGTCTCTGTTCCATTCTTTTTTAAATCTACCTTTTTCTTCTTCGCCGAGTTGTGCAGTAGTTTTCAAAATACCTGAAGGCACTGCGTTATTCAAGAAGAAATCTTTATTATAATTCCCAGCGTACTCATAGGCTAACACCTGATCATCAATAGCGTTTACAGGAGAAAATCCTTGAGATAAATCCTTGGGGTTAAATGCCTTAAACATAATTATCTCTTCTGGTTCATACTCTGATTTCTGAGTTCCTTTTTGATAAATATATTTTAGAATTTTACCCTTGTTATCTTTTTTGATCTGGACTAACTGAGGCTCTAGGGTATAG